CCTGCTCGGCGTCCCTCTGGACGTCGGGCCTCGGTCGAACCCCTGGCTCCGACCCACCACGATCGGCGATGACATCCTGAGCGAGCTCGGCGCCGTGATCCTCGCATCGGGCATCTCGCCCGAGGCGCTCGAGCGCGCGGCGGCCCGCCTGCGGAAGCGGGGGCCGTCGTGAGCTACCTCACCCTCGCGGAGTACAAGTCCTATTCGGTTCTCCCGTCCGTGGACATCGACGACGTGGAGACGATCCAGGTCGGCTGGATTGACCGGAAGCTGCGGGCGATCTCCTACGGCGTCGATGCTCGCCTCCGCAAGCGCTACGCGGTCCCCTTCTCGGCGCCCTACCCGGATGCGGTCTGCGACTGGGTGGCACGGCTCATGGATGTCGCTCTCCTCCTGAAGCGCGGCGTGGACGCCACCGACGAGCAGTTCGTCTCGATCCTCGAGGACTCGAAGCGGGCCCGGGAGGAGATCAAGGAGGCGGCGGACGCAGAGCAAGGGCTGTTCGACCTGCCGGCCCTCGACACGGCCGACGCCTCGGCCATCTCGAAGGGGGAGCCGCTGGGCTACTCCGAGGCCTCGCCCTACGTGGGCGGGGACGTCCAGGAGGAGCTCGGCCGCGACGAGGACCTCGACGGCTGGGGGTCCGGCGATGGCTGACGGGTACACGGCCATCCAGAGCCTGATCGCTAGGCTCCGGACGCTCGGCGAGTCCCCCGAGGAGATCGCCGCAGACATTGCGCCCGCGCTGCGGGAGGAGCTCGAGGGCAACATCGCGGCATCCCGCGGGCCGGACGGCACGGCGTGGAAGCCCACCCAGGCGGGCAATCCTCCGCTCGCAGGCGCCGCGAAGGGGCTCGACGTGGCGGCCAAAGGGGAGACGGTGACGGCGACTCTGAGCGGCGTCGAGGCCGGTCACCACTACGGCAGGGTACGCGGCGGCGTGGCGAGGCCGATCCTGCCCGGGAGCAAGCTCCCGCCGCAGATCGTGGACCTGGTGACCGGGGTCGCCACGAAGCGATTCCGCCTGATCATGGGTGGCGCCTGATGGCCGACACCCTCGCACTGGAGAAGCTCTTCAACGACGTCGTGGCCCGCTTTGCCGACGAGGGGACCGAGGTGCCCAACGTCTTCGGCTGGCGCGAGCCGGCGCACCGGGGCGGGCAGCAAAACCGGATCGTCTGGGTCCCTGGCGATCCGTCGGGCGCGGCCGGGGCCCTGACCGCTGCCAAGAATCCGGGGCGGAACCCGCGCCCCATCGCGAACCTCGCGGAGCTCTTCACGGTCTACGTCGAGGGGCGCGACTCCTCGGCGCCGGAAGACGAGCTCGCCCAGTACAAGACGGCCCGCCTGCTCTTCGATGCGTGGTGGCGGGCCGTCTACCTGAAACCGCTTGACGGCGAGGCGCGGCAGCTCGTCGTTGTGAAGTCCGCGGCGTGGATGGTCGACCGCGCGACGCGGCGCCATGGCGCCACGCTCCGCGTCGTCTGCTCCGTGGACGCGATGATCCCCGATCTCCCGTACACCGTGGCGGAGGATGTCGAGGCCACCGTCGACGTGCAGCTCGACAGCGACGACAACGAGAGCACCCCGAACACGAGCGAGGACATGGACGTTCCGCCGCTCGAGGAGTCCTGAGAGATGACACAGCCGAGAGTGGATATGACCGAGCTCGACGGCGCGCTGGGCATTCTGCCGCCGACGGAGGGGGCCCTTCCGGCGATCGTCGGGACGTCGACGGACGGCCCGGAGGACACCCCGGCGGCCTACGCCAGGGTCTCGGACGTGGTGGCCGACTTCGGCTTCGGCCCGCTCGTCGAGGCCGCGGCCTACGCGATCACGAAGTTCGGCCGGCCGGTGCTGCTCGTGCGCGCCGGGGCCACGACGGACGGGGAGCTGACGTCGGCCGTGCTGACCGGCTCGGGCACGGCGACTGTGAGCGTGGCCGCGAGTCCCGACCCGGCCGACGACTGCGAGTTTCACATCGAGGTCATCACCGGGGGTGCGCTCGGGACCGCCGGGATCACGTTCAAGTGGTCGATGGACGGCGGGCGGACGCAGAGCGCCGAGATCGCCCTCGGAACCGCGCTGACCTTCGAGTTCCCGGACTCCGGCGCCATCGTGGGGACGGACGTGGAGCTGACCTTCGGCGTGGCCACCGAGACCCTGGTCGCGGGGGACCTCGTGACGTTCCGCTCAACCGCGCCGATGTGGGACGCGACCGACATCGCGTCGGCGATGCTGGCGCTGCGGAAGTGCGCGCAGCTCTGGTCAATCGTCGAGGTGTGCGGCGCGCTCGACGCGACGCTCTTCGCCGCGGTCGAGACGGCGGTCTCGGGAATGCCGGCCTACGGCAAGGATCGGATGTACATCGGGCACGCCAGAATGCCGGACATCGGCGAGAGCGAGGCGACGTACCTCACGGCGCTCGACACCATCTACTCCAGCCTGAGCACCGTCTACGGCGCGGTCTGCGCCGGGAGCGCGAAGATGATCAGCGGCGTCAGCGGGCGCCAGTACCGCCGGCCCCCGAGCTTCTGGGTGGCCCCGGCGCACGCCGTGAAGTCCGAGGAGGTCAACCTGGCGAACGTCAAGGTGGGCCGGATGGACGGCGTGATCATCACCGACGAGAACGGCAACCCCGACGACCACGACGAGAGCACCAACCCCGGGCTCGACGACGCGCGGTTCCTCGTGCTCCGTACCTGGGAGGGGCGGCCCGGCGTGTACATCAACCGGCCGCGGATGCTCTCGACGCCGACGAGCGATTACCAGCTCATCCCGCACCGGCGGGTGATCAACCTGGCAAAGACGGTGGTCCGCGCCTACCTCGAGGAGCGCGTCAACGAGGAGATCCTCGTCAACGCGACCACGGGCTACATCCTCGAGGAAGAGGCCCTCGAGATCGAGGCGGGGGCGAACGCGGCGCTGCGGGGGGCGCTGCTGGCGAAGCCGAAGGCGAGCGGGGCGCGGTTCGTGCTCTCGCGCACCGACAACCTGTTGTCGACGAAGCTGATGAACGGCACGTGCCGGATCGTGCCGATGGCCTATCCGGAGTTCATCGACGTCGAGATCGGATTCGAGAACCCGGCGATCCAGGCCCGCGGGGTCTGAGGGGTAGGAGAGGACCATGGCTGACGAAATCCGAATCAACGGCATCTCCCACTCGTGGGGCTCGGTGAAGCTCAAGATCGCCGGCGAGCGCTACTCGGGCATCTCGTCGATCTCCTACTCGGACAAGCTCGAGACGGCCTTCGGGTACGGCATGGGCAAGGCTCACAAGCCGAGGGCCCAGTCCCGAGGGAAGTACAGCGCCGAGCAGGTGGTCATGAAGGTCCAGACGAGCACCGCGCAGGCGATCCGCGACATGCTGGCGGCCCGCGGCGACGGCACCTCCTACGGGACGGTCACCGTGCCGATCGTCCTCCAGTACCTCGAGCCGGACGACACGCCGATCACGGTGGAGTTCGAGGACTGCCGCCTGGTCGAGGTCGGGAGCAGCGACGAGGAAGGCGCCGACGTGCTCAGCGAGGAGCTCAAGTGGTCGACCTTCGGGATCCTGCGCAACGGCCTGAGTCTCTACCAGGAGTGGTGAGATGAGCGACGTCGAGGACCCGAGGGAGGCGGCGCTGCGGCGCATCCGTGAGGCGCGGGAGAAGAGCGCCGCATTCGAGGAGCAGTCTCGGGAGCGCGAGGAGCTCCGAGAGCTCGAGCGGAAGGCGCGGTTCGAGGAGAACAAGGCGCGGGACCTTCCGCACGTCCAGGCGGCCGAGGAGGAGCACGGTGTGATCCGCGTCGTGAACACCCCGCTCGGCGCGATCGTCGTCAAGAAGCCCCATCACCTGGCGTTCCAGAAATTCACGAGGAAAGCCGCCTCGGCCAAGGGCTTCGACGACATGGACATCTGGCGCCTCGTCAAGCCCTGCATCGTTTACCCCGACGTGGCGAAGGTCGAGGAGATCACCGAGGAGTACCCCGGCGTCCCCGCCCGCCTCGGCAACGCGGTGGTCGAGATGGGCAACGGCGAGGTCGAGGAGGTCGAGGGAAAATAGCGAGCGTCCGGGAGGAGGCGCGGCCGGACGGTGACAGTTACAACGTGCGCCTCGCGGCCGAGCTCCTCCTGGCCGCGCTAGGGACGGCCGAGAGCGAGGACGAGGAGCAGCACGTGAGAGCGGTGGCGGGAGCGATGGAGCTGGCCGAAGGACTGCTCGAGCTGAAGCGCCTTCGCAAGCTCGTCCAAAAGGCTCTCTCGAAGTGACCGATGGCGACGGAGACTGCCAGGTTTGCGCTCGAGCTCGAGGACGGGATCAGCGGCTCGAGCGACTCCGCGCAGGAAGCCCTGAAATCTCTCCAGGCGCAGCTGGACCGCAACACGAGGGCGCTCGTCGAGATGCAGAAGACGATGCGTCTCATGGGGTCGTCCAGGATGATGCGAGTCGATTCGGCTCTCCGGCTGCTCCTGCTCATCTTCAACATCACAGCGGCATACAGGCGACTGACGGGCGGGATCGACCAGGCCGGGCGGGCGAACAAGAAATTCGGCTCGAGCTTCGTCCAGATCAAGCAGTTCTTCGCGAACATCCGTCAGCGTCGGACCCAAAACCTCGCGATCCGGATGGAGTCGCGGGGTATGCAGGAGATGGCCTCGAGGGCGAAGGCCCTGCCATCTCCACTGGCCAGGGTGGGGAAGGCTCTTGTCGCGGTAGGGACCACGGCGGCGGGGGTGCTCGCGGCCGCGATCGCCGTCGCCGTCGTTGCCGCGGCTGTCGCGGTACTGGTGGCGCTGGTCGCGGCCCTCGGCGCGCTCGCTGTCGCCACCGGCAAGGCGACGGCCCAGCTCCTCCGCTACGCCGCGGCGCAGGGTGACGCGATGCGCTCGGAGCGCTTGCGCCTCGAGGGGCTCGGCACGCTGCACCGATGGATGCGACTGTCGTCCGAGGACGCGGCCCAGATGTCTGAGAGCATCAACCGGGTCTCCGAGCGCGTCCCCCTGGCGCGCAGCCAGATCGCGGGCTACGGCCAGGAGCTCCACCGGCTGGGCATCCGGGGGCGGGCCGCCGAGGACGCCCTCGAGGCGCTCTCCATCGCGCAGGCCGTGCAGGGGGACCTGGGCCGGCGGCGCCTCATGATGCTCGTGCGGGAGGCGGGGCACAGTGAGGGCGCGATGCACGACCTGGCGGAGCGCGTCCGCCGGGAGCTCGGGGGCGTCGCGGCCGCGCAGATGCGGTCGCTGTCGATGCTGTCGACGAAGCTCCGCGAGTCCCTCCATGCGCTCTTCACCGGGATCAACCTCGAGCCGCTCCTCTCCGGTCTCCACCGGCTGACGCAGCTCCTGAGCCAGAACACCGAGTCGGGCCGGGCGCTCCGGGCCATCATGTCGGCCATCCTCGGCCCCCTCGTCGACGAGCTCGGGGGCACCGCGCCGGCGATCGAGTACTTCTTCAAGGAGCTCGTGATCCTCGCCCTGCGACTGGCGATCGTGTTCGTCCGGGTGCGGAACGAGATTCAGCGGACCTTTGGACCTCGGCTGCTCGGCCGGATGCTCGAGAACCGGCAGGCGATGGACTATCTGAGGATCGGCCTCATCGCCGTCGGCCTCGTTGTCGTGGGGCTGGCCGCGGCCGTCTTCGTGCTGACCATGGTGGTGGTCGGGCTGCTGATGCCGGTCCTGGTGCTGGCCTGGGAGCTCTACCTGCTCTACCAGCGGGGCCAGCGGCTGGTCGCGTTTCTCGCCGAGCTCTATGAGTTCTACACGTCTGTGGACTGGAGCGACGCGGGCCGGGCGATGATCGAGGGGATCATCCAGGGGCTTGACACGGGCGTTGCTCGCCTGCGCCAGGCCGTGACCAACGTCGCGACCGACGCCATGAACGCGTTCCGGGCGGCGCTCGGGATTCACTCGCCGTCGGCCGTCTTCGCCGGGTTCGGCCTGGCAATCCCCCAGGGCGTGGCCGAGGGCGTGGAGCGGGGCTCGGCCGAGTCGACGCGCGCCGTCGGCAGCATGCTCTCGACGACGACGAGCCGGGTCACGTCGATCCAGGGCGGGCCCTCGAGGGCGGTGAGCGTCGGCGAGCTCCACGTCCACGTCGGGGCCGAAGGCGAGGGTGGGGAGGACACGGCCCGGCGCGTGACCGACGCCCTCCGCGAGTTCTTCGACACCGGGCTAGCGACGGAGCCGGCCTGATGCCCTTCGACCCGATGCGGCGGCCGGAGGACGCGGTCTACATCAGCGATCGGCTGGTGCCCGGGATCGTCGTCATCAAGGGGCTCAAGGCTGAGCGGGAGTGGGAGGAGCGGCGAGCCTTCGGGATGATGGGGAGCCGCCTCCGCTACAAGGGGCAGCGGCTCTCGCACTTCTCGCTCGAGGTCAGCCTCTACACCGAGGAGGACTGGGACGCCTGGCTCGAGTTCGGGCCGCTCATCCGGAGGCCGCCGCCGCCCGATCGCAGCCAGCTGGGGGCCATCACCTCGATCCCCAGTCTCTACCGGGTCATGCGGAGCCAGGCTCCGCCGCTGTCCATCCGGCACCCGCTCCTCGAGGAGTATCGAATCCGCCAGGTCGTGGTCGAGGACGTCGTGGCGCCCGTCCAGGACGAGCACGGAGTCTGGAAGGTCGAGATCAAGCTGATCCAGTACCAGCGGCCCCAGCGCGTGCTGTCGACCTCGGGAGGGCGGGACCGGGAGTCGGGCACGAGCGAGCAGGACCGGGAGATCGCGAGGCTGACCGCGGAGCTCAACCAGCTCGCCGCCGAGGGGAACCGATGAGCGTCGTTTCCGTCGACGGCTACCCGCTCGTCTCGGTGGAGCTCCACGTCCCCCACCGCGGGGCCTGGTGGGCTCGGCTCGATCTCGTGGACGCGCCCGAGCTCGAGGGGAGCGTCGAGATCGCGGTCGACGAGCTGCGACTGAGGGGGACAGTGGTGCCGGAGCGAGACGGGACGCACGGCGGGCATCGCCGGGCGCTCGTCTTCGCCGGCGCGGCGGGCTGGGGGAGCGAGGTGGAGCCGCTGCACTACCGCAGCGACACGGGCGTGCGAGCGGTCCTGGTGGCGGAGGACGCGGCGCGGGCGGGCGGGGAGACCCTGGGGACCTTCGAGGCCGCCGAGGAGCGCCTCGGGCCCCACTACGTCCGGCAGGGCGGGCTGGCCCGGCGGGTGCTCGAGGACGCGATCGGGGACGTGCTCTGGTGGGTGGACTACGAGGGCGTGACGCACGTCGCGGCGGAGCGGCCCGAGGTCGAGGCGACCACCGACACCCATCGCGTCCTGGACTACGACCCGCTGGAGCGCGTGGCAACGCTGGAAATCCAGGACCCGCGCGGCGTGGTCGTGGGCTCGCGGCTCGAGGAGGGGCTCGACGAGGCCCAGGTGGTTCGGGAGCTGGACCTGCGTGCGTCGCCGGCTGGCCTGCGAATGCAGGTGTGGACGGGGGCGGGCCGCTACGGGCTCGCGGACAGTCAGGCGTACGCGGTGCATCGCCGGTACTCCGAGCGGCACCTGTGGGGCTCCTGGCGCTACCGCGTGACGAGGACGACCGCGGACGGGATCGACGCTCGCCCGGTGCTCAGCGCGCACGGGCTGCCCGAGCTTGTCGGCGTCGAGTTGTCGCCGGGGGTCCCGGGCTGCGATCTCAACCTCCAGGCGGGCCTCGAGGTCCTGGTCGAGTTCATCGAGGGGGACCGCGCGCTGCCCCGGGTCGTGGCGTTCGCGGGGCACGACCAGGCGGCGTGGACGCCGCTGCGGCTGACGCTCGACGCCGACGTGGTCGAGCTCGGCGACGGGGCGGCGCACGAGGTGGCGCTCCACAACCTGGTCGAGGACGAGCTCGACGCGCTCAAGTCGGCCGTGAGCGGCGCCGGCGTCACGGCTGGCGACGGTGGCGCCGCGTTCAAGGCGAATATCCTGTCGGCCCTGGCGTCGTGGCCCGGCTCGACGGGGGCCTCGAAAGTGCGGGCCGAGTGATGGCCTGGCACCCGATCATCAACGTCGCGTGCCCGTGGGCCGGCGGGGGCGGGGAGTGCGGCGCCCACGTCGCCGCACTCTGGCGGAAGAACTGCCTCAAGGCTGCGGGGCTCTCCGTGATCGGTTCGGGCGATGGTGACTCGCTCCATGGTGGGGCTGGCGTCGACGTGCTCAGCAACGCGCTCCCGACGCCGGCCGCGGGGTCCTTCGCCAATCCGGACGCCTGGATCGGCCTCGAGCAGCCGGACGGCTCGCAGCTCGTGCTCCAGAACAAGAATGGCTCGGTCAATGTCTTCCTGCACGCGTACTCCGTCGCCGCGGGATTCACTGGGGGCGGGATCTCGGCTCGGCCCACGGCCACGGACGAAGTTTGTTGGGGTCACCCTCACGCCCCGGCCAGCGAGGCGAAGTTCGCCCTAAATATTGATACGTACCTGAATTTCATCTACGGCGACGAGGAGGACGGGCTCATCCCGTGGTTCTTCTGGCAGGCGGCGGCGAGCGGGGGCGCGCCGGGCTTCGCGGCCGGCTGTTGTGGCCACGTCCTGCTCCGCGACGTCGCTACGGGCGAGCAGGACCCGTCGATGCAGTACGATTACCTCGACGGGCAGTGGGCGCCCTTTGACTCGCTGCTCCGTGACGGGGCGTGGTTCGACCTCGGGGGCGGCGGGGAGGCGTACAAGACCCTCTATGCGGGCGGCATCATCCTGCGGGGCGTCTCATCGTACCTGCCGGAGAAGTCCCTGGCGAATCCGACCGACTCCCTCCGCCGCACGCGCCGCGCCGACTGGTGGCACGTCGACGGGGGGCTGACGAATGCCTATTGGCGGGGTCGGTCGGACGCGATCCTCTCGCCCTGGGACATCGGCGCCGGGGCCGACTATAACAAGCTGGCCCGGGACCAGAACGGCGAGATCTACGTCGCCATGGCTGGCACGTCGGGTTCCCGGGGCCTCCTGATTCCCGGCTGGCCCGACGTTTCGACCTGCCCGCTCCCCGACCTCGGGGGCGGTGTCAGCGTCGAGGATGTGGTGCTGATCGAGGAGCTCGGCGGCGACGCGACGGCGCCGACTTTGACGGTGGTGAGCCCGGCCGGCTCGGACATCGGACCGCGCCAGCCCTTCGTGATCGACGTGACCGACGACGCGGGTCTCGGGCTCGTGGTGCTCACGGTGGAGCTCGGCTCGGCTCACGAGGTGGTCTGGCTGCGCGACGCCTTCGCCGCGGGCTACTCGGCGCTTTCGACCTGCACGCCGATCGCTGGCGGCTATCGCTTCGCAGTGAACCGGGCCGGCGGCTGGCCTTCCTCGCCCACCTTCCACGTCGAGGCGATCGACCTCGGGGGCAATCTGGGGGCGTGACCGATGCCGACGTACCCCTTCACCCTCGTGACCCCCGGGAGCGGAAGCAGCGCCGTCGCTACCTCCTCGATCCCGGAACCGCCCTTCGGCTACGGCTGCGATCTCTGGTGTGAGTCCGACCTCGACCCTCGGATGGCCGAGGTGTCCGACTCGGCCCTGGTGCTCGCTCAACACTGCGTGCGCCGGCTGGATACGCCGAACGGGCTACCCGACGACGACGAATGGGGTATGAGCCTCGCCGACTACTGCAACCGGCCCACGACGCGGCAGGAGCTTTACGAGCTCGAGGGTGCCATCGCGGCGGAGCTCGTGGACGACGACCGGATCGACGAGGTGCACGCCGCGGTCGAGGCGAGCTCCGACTGTCGGACGCTGACGGTCACCCTGCGGATCGTGCCGATGGATCCGCTGAGCGAATTCTCGTTGACGCTCTCGGTCTCGGACACCGGCGTGCTGCTCGAGGAGATGAGGGCATGAGCTACACCCTGGCCGAGCTGACTACCGCACAGACGGCCGACGAGGTCGAGGCGGCGATCTACACCGCGGTGGAGAGCCGCGGGGCGAAGACCACGGCGTGGAAGCCGGGCGCGGTCGTGAGGACCATCATCGCCGGCGTCTCCATCGTGCTGGCGGCGCTGTCGTCGCTGGTGGCCTCGATCGCGTCGGGCGGGTTTCTGGAGCTGGCGACCGGGTCGTGGTTGACGCTGGTCGCCCGGTACGTCTTCGGCGTCGAGCGCCTCGACGGGACCTTCGCGACGGGCGACGTGACGCTGACGAACGCGAGCGCGACGCCCTACTCGGGAGGCGCCGACGACCTCATCGTCGCGAATTCGACGACGGACGCGGTGTACCGCTCGACGGGGGCTTGGTCCGTTCCGGCCTTCGGCGTGGCCGACGTCGAGGTAAGCGCGGTCGAGGCGGGCTCGGACAGCACGTCGCCGGCTGGGGACATCGATACGCTGGTAACCACCCTGAGCGGTGTCACGGTGAGCAACGCGGCCGCACTCGTGGGCACCGATGAGGAGGAGGACCCGGCGCTTCGGACTCGCTGCCTGGAGCGGACCGGGGCGCTTTCGCCGAACGGGCCGAAAGACGCCTACGGCTACGCGGCGCGCAACGCGGTGAACTCGGACGGTGACGCCATCGGCGTGACCCGCGTCGCGACCGAAGCAGTCGGCGACGGGTCCATCAACGTGTGGGTGGCGACGGCCTCCGGGGCCGTGACCGGCGATCCGGCCGACCCTGACACCGATCTCGGCGCGGTGGCGGCGGCCATCTACGAGCAATCCGAGCCGCTCTCCGTGGAGGCCGTGGTGGACAGTGCGACGGCTCTCACGATTCCCGTCACATACGAGGTCTGGATCTACACGAGCGCCGGCCTGACGGCGGCCGAGGTCGAGGCGCTCGTCTCGACGGCCCTGACGGCCCTGCTCGCGGCTACACCGATCGGCGGCCACCTCGTGAGCGGAGCTCGCAGGGTGTACGTGGACGACATCTCGGCCGCTATCGACGCGGTGGACGCTCGCATCTTCCACGTCGACGTGATGGCGCCGGCGGCTGACGTCGTCGTGGACATCGACGAGGTTCCCGTGTTGGGCACCGTGAATGCGACGGTCCACCTCGTCGCCGGGGGGGACCTGTGAGTCTGCCGAGCTTCCTCCTGATGTTTGAGGCGGTGATGCCGCCGTGGCTGATGCGGACGGAGGGCCTCAAGCTCATCGGGGGCATCGCCGACGTGATCGACGACCACCGCGACCGGGCCGTCGCCGGCGTCAAGCTGCGCCTCCCCGGGCTCTACACGCTCGAGGGCGTCGACATGATCGGCCGGGAGCGACGGCTGCGGCGCGGCCCGAACGAGGATGCGGAGCTGTTTGCGGCTCGGCTGCTGCGCTGGTGGGAGGACCACCGGACGCGCGGCAACGGCTACGCGCTACTCGAGCAGATGCTGGCGTACCTCGTCGACACGATCGACCCGCCCTACGAGGTCATTTCCTACCGGGGCGTGCGCCATGAGATCGACGCCAACGGGGCGATCACCAGGGATTCGGTCACCTGGGGGACCGACGAGACCGGCATGTGGGCGCGGCTCTGGGTCTTCCTCTACGACCCGGATCCCGGCCCGGCCAGCGCGGCGACGATGGAGCTGTACGCGGCCATCGTGCGCGACTGGATTCCGGCCCACGTCAGCCATTGCTACGTGGTCGTCCTGCATCCTGACACGAGGCTCTGGGACTATCCGCAGCCGGTGCCCGACTGGGATGACGGCTGGGACTGGGAGGACGGGCCCACGATCGTCGACGCGGTGGAGGTGTAGGGAGATGCCGAAGGATCTGACCGATTCGAGCGAGTTCCGGACGGTGACGGTCCCCGTCGGGAGCGACCCGGCCACGGCCGCGAGCGTCGAGGACCCGTGCCAGGACCTCGCCGACAGGACGCGATACCTTCTCGACCGACTCCTCGTCGACCGGGCCGGGTGCTGGGACGACGCCGACGTCGCCGGCGTGACCGGCTCGACCTGGGGCGGGACCTCGATCCCGCGGGCCGTCTGCCACGACGGCTCGGATCACGTCTTCAGCGCCATCAACAGCGCTGGCGACATCATCATCACCTGCGACGCGGGCGTCGGCGGGTCTCCGCTCGCCGCCGGCGGGGCGGGCACCGACTGGCGCGACGAGGCCGGATCGCTGCCCTCGGGCTTCCCCTGGGGCGGCGGCGGAAGCTACGTCGACGTCGAGGCCGACGGGGCCGGGGCTCGAGTCGCCGTCAGCGACTCCGCCGCGAGCCAGCTCGCCGAGGCCGCGGCCGTGGACGGCGGGTGGACGGCGCGAAGCCCCGCGACGGGCGCCGTGCTCTGGGGCCATGTCGAATACGACCCGGCCTCGGGCCTCTGGCTCATCGGCGGCAACGGGGGGGAGATCGAATCGAGCCCCGACCGCTCGGCGTGGACGGCGAGGACCTCGGGGCTCTCGGCGCAGATCGTCAGCATGAAGGCGAACCGGGACACGTCCGACCCGTGGATTCTCGCCTGCACGACGACGAACCTCTCGCGGAGCCAGAACGGGACGTCGTGGAGCGCCGCGGCCCACGGCCTCGGCGGCGCCATCCAGGCCCTCGCCTACGACGCCTTCCTCGGTCGCTGGGTCGGCATCATGTGGGCCTCGGGCGGGACCGTCTACTCCGACAACCAGGGGCAGAGCTGGACGGCGGGCGGGGCGCTCCCCGGGGCCGCAACCCCGGTCGGAGCTCAGAACGTGCGGATCGCGGCCGACGGCCAGGGGACGTTCGTCGCGACGATCGACATGGCCCCCGGGGCCGGAGCGGGCATCCGGCAGATGTTCGTGACGCGCGACGGCGGGGTCACCTGGCGGCGGGTCGACCACCCCGAACGACGGGTGGCCGCCGGCGCCGGGACCGGCCGAGGCCCCTGGTCGGCGGGCATCGCCTACGGCGACGGGCGCTTCGTGACCATCGGCGACGAGCCGGCGCCGGGCGCCTGCGGGCTCTTCGGTCACCAGGTGGTGGAGTAGGAGGATCAGATGAGCGGAATCTCAGACGAGGGACGCAAGACGGCGCTGGACGCGTACCCGGTCCGACTGCTGCCCGGCCCGGGTGACAGGTCGCACCTGATCGCGGCGTCGGCGGCCTTCGGCCCCTTCGAGGAGGGCGATTACGTCACGGTGGCCATCACGGAGCTGAGCTACCTGGCGACGGGCGACGAGTCGGTGGTGGCGACCACGGCCGGCGTGCGGCTCCCGGCCGGGGTCTACGATTTCGCGATCCCGCAGGGCGTGACACACGTCGCGCTGGTGAGCAGCGAGTACGCCGCTGCCGGCGCGGTCTGGAAGAGCTGAGATGCGCCGCGGGCTGTACCGGCATGGTCGCGCTGCGGGGGGCGAGCGGCCCCTCTACGACCTCCCGCTCGACTCGGTCTTCGACGCTCGCGTCGACATCCCCAAGTTCTTCGGCGTGCCGGACTTCCTCTGGGTGGACGGCGACGGCAACACCCCGACGATCGGCCCGACACTCACCGCGACCGGCTCCCCCGCGAGCGGCGAGCCGACGCCGTGGCAGCTCGAGGACGCGACTGCCGTGACCTGCGAGGAGCACGACGGGGCGACCTGTCGCACTGAGACCGGCACATCCATGGACCCCGCAGCCGGAGAGGATGTCATCGTCGCTGCGCTCTGCAAGGTGGGCGCCGGGATAACGAACTACGAGCGCCCCATCAGCACCCGCCCCACGGCGGGGAAAGGCATCTGGCTAGCCTACGTCGGCGGGAACATCTACGGGTACGTTTCCGGTGACAGCCAGGTCAACACCGGCGGTCTGGCCCCAGCCTTGGGCGGGTGGTCGCTATTCGTCCTCGTCGTTGACCGCGACGGCAACACGACGCTCTACCAAAATGGCATCGCGTCCACGTCAGTCGCCACCCCCTCCGGCGATCTAGGAGCGGACAGCGGACTCGGTCTCATGGCTGCCACCGACGCTGGCACCAAGATGCACGGGGGGATGGCCTGGGCGACGTGGCAGACCGGCGCCGGCCTTGCCGACGCATGGCTCGCCGACTCCGCCCGCCGGGTCTTCGACCTGACCGCCCGCGGCCTCGGCATCTACCCGAAGAGCGGCGGGCGCGTGCTCGGGCTGCCGACCTTTGCGCGGCCGAGCGCGGCAAGCTGGGCGGATCGAAACGGGCGGGAGCACCTCGCAAGCTCGGGGCTTCCCCGCGCGGGAGACCGCAAGAGTGGCGGGGAGTCTGGCATCCGCCTCGCGCCGGGCCGCACGAACAAGTGCTACCGCAACGTCAACCCGGCCGATGCGACGGGCTGGTCCGCGACTGGCGGGACCCTCGATGTGGTCGACGACTCCACCCAGCTTAAGACCGACGGCTTCGACTGCTGGGGTCCAAACGTCCACCGTTTCGCCCCCGGTGGCGGCGACCAAGTAATGTACGGGGGGGCGGCGACCGGCAACACGAACAAGCACGCGGCGAGCGTCCTCCTTCGTGGCACCGTCGGTGGCGAGAGCGTGGACATCGGCGTCCGGGACGCCTCCGGCGGGGGATTCACCAACTGGTACACCGCGACGCTTACGACCTCGTGGCAGCGCTTCGAGGTGCCAGACAAGACGCCCGGCGACACGGACGAGGTCTTCGCCCTCGACTGCGACGCGGGGGACACAATCCTGGCCATTGCCGAGCAGCTCGAAGAGGGCGTCCGTTGTACATCGACGATCCCGAGTTGGGCGACCGGCGCCGGCGCGGCTCGCCCTGGGGAGAGTCTCACCACCCCCTGGACCGGCTGGGACGCTCAGGGAGGCATCGAGGCCGGGGTCACGCCGATGGGATGGAGCGGCGGCGAGGCCGGCTCCTACAACCATGTCCTCATCCACGCGAGCGGCGGAGGGTACGGCCCCTTGATGATGGACACCGGCGACGGACAGCCGGCCAGCTCCGACGGCACAACCGCATGTCGCTTCACCGCCGGCGCCAACCCCGTCGACGGGTCGAGGATGCACGTCCGCGTAGGTTGGGGGCCCCAGCAGATCGTGTGGTGGGAAGGACACGCCCCCGAGACTGTCACCCAGCCCTATGACGGTCAGTATATTGGCTCGGGTGCCCTCCTCGCCCAAGCCAGCCTCGCAGAGGTGAGTATCGACAACCTTCGATGCTTCCGGAGGTACGGACCATGATCGCGATCCGCGCCCGCATCGTGGAGACAGAATCCCTCGGCCAGGCCATTGACCCGGAGACCGGCGGACTCGGCCCTGTCCAGCTTTTCCCGCGCCTCACCCCCGAGGGTCTCGAGGAGCGCTTCGACTGGGTGCCGACCGAGGAGCCCGTCAAGGGCGCCGAACAGGTTGTGTTCTGCCCCCCCGACGCCGTGCCCGAGGATGACCCACGCCTGCTCGGGCCCGACGACGTGCCCATCCGCGACGACCTCCCGGCGACGCACCCGCTCCGAGGGAAGCGCGCCCTCCGGGTGGTCCCCGCCGGCATGCCCGATTGCACCGTCGCCGACGGGGGGCGCCTCGCTCCCCTCGACCTGAAGACCGGGCTCCCCGTGGGCTCGGCCGAGCCCGGCGAGCTCGGCGAGGTGGAACGCGGTGGGCCGTAAGAGCGCCAGCGACCCGCCCTCGGCCGCCTGCCTCACCTGCGAGGCGTGGCGGGGGGCGAGGTGGTGGCGGCGCTGGGCGCCGGTGCTCATCGGCGCTGCGCTCGCCGCGCTCGTGCCCATCGGGGCGACGGCGGCGACCGCCTGTGCGAGGTCGGCCGTGGCGGAGGAGCGCGTGAGGACGCAGGGCGAGGCGGCACAGGCCGCCAGCGACGAGCGCCAGCGGCTCGCCGCGCAACAGGCTGAGGCGACGAAGCTGGCGGCGGAGCGGTGGGGGAGGGTCGAGGGGACGCTCCAGTCGATAGACCGGCGCCTCGGGCGACTCGAGGACAGGAGGGACCGATGAGAACCGCAGGAACCGCCGCGGCGATGATCGTCGCGCTCGTCGTGGGCGCCATGCTGGCGCCGAGCTGCTCCGGCACACAGCCGAGCCCGCAGGTGGTCGAGGCCCTCGAGGCCCTCCCCGGGGCCCTGGACGCCGCCGAGGACGCCCTCGAGGCGCTCCGGCCGATCCTCACGCGGGAGGACCTGGAGCTGACCGACAAGGACCGGGAGGACATCGACGCGGGCCTCGACGCGATGCAAGGCGTGGTCGAGCTCGGCCGCGCCCTGGTCCGCGATGCCCAGCACGCGACCGAACGCGGGGGCTGGGCCTGGGCCGAGCTGGTCATCGACGCCATCGGGCGCCTTGTCCGCTGGCTCAAGGACGATCTCGGCGTCGCTGTCCCGGGCGCCGTCACCCTCGCGGCCGACGCCGCACACCTGCTCGTCCCGGCCATCGCCGGGGCGGTGGAAGGAGACTGAGACCATGGATCCGTCCGCTTTCGAGTACCAGTCCATGATCGCGGCGATCGAGTCGGGGGAGTCCTGGCCGATCGCCGGGGTCGTCCTCCTCTTCGCGCTCGCGGTCTTCCGGTCCGGCGTCGAGCCGAGACTGGGGACCAAGACGCGCGAGCTGACCAGCATGCTCTCCGGGGGGCTGGCCGTCATGGGGACGGCCTGGGCCCTCGGCACCATCTGGTGGCACGGGGTGATCGCCTGCTTCGGCGGTTTTCTGCTCTCGGCGGGGTTCTACGCGCTCCTCTTCAAGCGGCTTCTGCCCTCGGGTCTCGGGGGCCTGCTCGGGCTCCTCGCGGCTCTCGGGGCGATTCTGGCGCTCGGAGGATGCGATCCCGAGGATCGCGGCCTCATGATCATCCGGGGCGTCGAGACCCACGCCGCCGCGTACCCTGTCCCCGTCTCGGCCGAGCCCGAGGTGCTCGAGGAGACCCTCGATGCGGTCGACTGGCTGAACGGGCAGGCGTCCGCCCCGCGGCCCTGCGAGTTCGGCGCGGGCATCTGCGTCGCGACGATCATCTGGGCGGAGCTCGTCGACGAGGGCCTGGGGGTGGTCCACGTCATGGACGGCACGACGGCCCCCGACTCCGGGGGCTACACCACCGTGGAGATCGCCGAGAGCGGCGCCATCCTCGCCGCTGATGTCGTGGTTCAGGTCGGTTACTCCGAGCCGCACCACCTGCGGCACGAGCTCGGCCACGGCGTGCTGGGCCTCGACGATGACCCGGAGAGCGTGGACCTGGGCTCCATCATGTCGAGCCCGAACACCCCGCCGGACGGGGAGGTCACGGATCACGACTGGGCCGAGGCCCAGCGGGCCTGGGACTGGACGCTGTAGCAGGCGCATCTGAGCGCCGGAGGGTAGAGAGATGGCTGGGAAAAGTGACACATGGGAGCAGGGGCTGATCGATCTGCTCTTCAAAAACGTCGATTTCACCGAGGTGGGGGACAGCGGCGGGCTGCTCGGGAGCGCCTCCGCCGGGAACCTGTACTTTTCGCTCCACACGGCCGATCCGACGGACGCGGGCGACCAGACCTCAAGCGAGATCGGCTACACGTCCTATGCGCGCGTCGCGGTGGCTCGCGGCGCGGGCTTCACGCGGACCGGGAGCTCCGTCAGCCCCGCCGCCGCGGTGACCTTCCCCACGGGCACCGGCGGCAGCGGGACGGCGACGCACTTCGGCGTGGGAACGGCGGCGAGCGGCGCGGGGAAGCTGCTCTATGCCGGGGCCATCACGCCGAACATCGTGTGTGGGGATGGGGTCACCCCCGAGCTGACGACGGCGACGGCCATCACCGAGGACTGATGTCGTGGCGACGGAGCGCCAGTCGCCCGACGCGATCCTCGCGAGCACGAACCTATCGGGCACCGTCGGCGACATCGACGACGACCCGGACAGCCCGGATGCGAACTGGCTGACGGCCACGTCGGCGCAGAATGACACCATGGTGCGGGTGTCGTTTCCCTCGCCGACGGGGGACCCTTCCACCGGGGCGGGGCTACAGGAGTTCCGATGGTGGGTGCGGCGAGACGACAATCCGGGCGGTAGCGATCCGTCGTATTCGGTGCACCTGTACGACGACGGCAGCGACAAGGGCGAAATCGCTAGCGGCACGATCTCGTCGACGACCGGGGAGATCATCTCTGCGACCTGGGACGCCTCGAGCCTCGACAACGCCGACGGCTCGACCGTCGAGGCGTACGTCTACTTCACGGTGGTCAAGAAGAACTCGGGCGAGATCGGCGCCGTCGAGTGGAACGTCGAGTATGGGGGAGCTACCCAGGCGGCCGGCTCCTCTGACGGGACCTCGACGGCCTCGGCCGACGGCGAGTCGACCGCCGAGGCTGACGGCAGCTCTGACGGCACGTCGACCGCCGGAGCGGAGGGCGAGTCGACCGCCGAGGCCGACGGCGCTAGCGACGGCACGAGCACGGCTGCGGCTGTCGGGTCGTGGGTTATCGAGGGAGCCGGAGCCTCCGACGGCACGAGCAGCGCGGCGGCGACGGGCGCTTCGATGGCCGAGGCCGACGGTAGCGCCGACGGTACCTCGGGCGCCGCGGCGACCGGGGAGTCGACCGGGGAGGGCGACGGGGCCTCCGACGGAACGTCCGACGCCACCGCCGTGGGCGCCTCCACGGCCGAGGCGGCGGGCAGCTCTGACGGCACGTCGACGGCCGAGGCCGTCGCTACGACCCCCGTATCTCAGGCAGTCGGGACGAGCGACGGGGGGAGCACCGCGGCTGCTACGGGTGCAGCCACCGGCGAGGCTGCCGGCGCCTCCGACGGGGGGAGCGGTGCGGCGGCCGTCGGGGCCGCCACCGGCGAGGGCGACGGGGCCAGCGCGGGGACCTCGACGGCCGGGGCGGAGGGCGAGTCTACCGCCGAGGCCGACGGCGCTAGCGACGGCACATCGGGCGCCGCGGCGGTCGGTGTCGGCAAGAGCACGGCCTATGGTGCCTCGGCTGGCACCGCCGGCGCTGGGGCGGTTGGCACGTCCACCGCGGCGAGCTCGGCCAGCTCTGACGGGGCGTCGACGGCCGAGGCCACGGGTGCCTCGACGGCGGCCGCGGCGGGGAGCTCGGCCGGAGTTGCGACGGCATCCGCGCAGTCTGAGGCCGGCGGATCGGATGGCCTGAGCGCCGGAACCTCGACAGCGGCAGCCGTGGGCGCCTCGACAGCGGCAGCCGTGGGCGCCTCGGGGGGCACGTCGACCGCGGCGGCGCAATCCACGGCGATCGGGCCGGCTGGTCTCAGCGTGGGGACCTCGACGGCCGAGGCCGTGGGCGCCTCGAGGGCCGAGGCGGTGGGTGTAGCAGCGGGAGCGGCGACGGTCGGCGCAATAGCGCTCATCCCGGACGTCTCGACCGCCGCGAGGATGGCCAGCGCCATCAACGGGTCGGCGAGCATCAGCAGCCACGTCAGCGTCGCCGCTGACCTGGCATCGTCATTTCAGGCGACGGCGAGGATCTGATGGGAAGCTCAATTCTCAGAAAAGGCGATGTCGGGGTCGTCGTGAGCGTCACCCTTGGCGAGGACATCAGCGACGCGAGCGAGGTGGAGATCGTGCTCGTGGGCCCCTCCGGGGCCAGGAAGGTCGTCGAGGCGGAGGCCAGCTCGAGCTCGGCGGTCTACATCACCGAGGCCGGGGTGTTCGACGAGGAGGGGTCCTGGGTCGGCCAGGTCCACGTCGTGCAGCCGGAAAAGGACCGGCGGTCGTCGGTCTTCCTGATCGTGGTCGAGAGGGCACTATGAAGCACGCAGACTGTCCAGGCATCCTCATCGGCGGCGTGGAGCAGCCGTGCGCGGCCCCCGTGCTGCGGTGGGAGGAGACCGGGCTCGAGTTCAAGGTGGGCCGGGACCCCGGGGCAACGCGCCGCGAGCGGCTCATCGACACGATCGTCTTGCACTGGACCGGCGCCGAGAACCCGCCCGAGCGGGTCTATCAGACCCTTCTCCAGCGCAAGTGCGGCGTCGAGGTGATCATCTCGGCCGAGGGCACGGTGTATCAATGCTGCGACCCGGTCTTCGTCGACGCCCACGACTGCGGGCGGAAATGGGACCGGCGGAGCATCGGCGTCGCGATCGTCTCCTACGGCTTCCAGTGGCCGCCGTGGGCCCGCTGGTCGCTCCGGCCCGTGCCCGCTGCCGGGCGCAGCCGGCGCCTCCTCGAGACGCGCTGGCGGGGCCGGCGGGCCTTCGTCGCGGCCTTCCACGAGGAGCAGATCATCGCCGTCAAGGCTCTCGTCGACGCGCTCCTGGATGCGCTGCCGGGCATTCCGGCGGTCGTCCCCCTCGACGACCAGGGGCTCGTGCTGGACCGCCCGATGACCCGTGCCGAGGAGCGGGCCTGGAAGGGCGGGGTGCTCGGGCACCTGAACATCACGACCCGGGGCAAGCCCGACCCCGGCGTCCCCCTCCTCGAGGAGGTCGCCGCCTACCTCGGCGACTAGGCCGCGGTTCCCACGCTCGGCTTGACGCGCCAGGACGGGGGGACGAGGATCGCCGGGGGGCGGCGCCGAGGGGGTCAGCGACGGGCGACGCGGGGGCTCCGCCGAGGGGGCCTCGCGATGCAACGATTCGGCCGTTGGGGGAGCTTCACAACCATCGCCATCGTGACCGGGCTCGTGCTCCAGTGCGGGCCCGAGGCCGTCGACCAGGTGCTCGACGGGAGCCCGGACGCGTTCGCTGAGGTGGACGGCGGCGGAGTCTGCGACTGCGGCGCCGAGCTCGCCGCCCTGGGGAGCCGCCTGGGGGGCCTCGAGGAGCGACTCGCGGAGGCGGAGGGCGAGCTCGAGGCCCTGGCGGCGCGGCCGGGGGTGCAGCGGACGGTGATTGTCGGGGAGCTGCCAGGTGCGGGTGGGCTGGAGTTGCCGATCCCGGGTTTCGACGCCGACGACATGCCGGCCGTGCAGGTGTTCATCCAAGGGGCCGGGGGCGAGCTCGGACACTGGCAAGAGGCAGAGCTGGTGATTCGAGCCGATGGGACCATCTACGCAACAGCATCCGCTCCGGGGCCCGCCTACCGCGTCGTTCTCGTCCGTTGACGCGCCCCGGGCGCCTTTCCCTGCGATTCCAGGCTTTTGAGGAATTTTTTCTCTTCCATTCCATACCGGCTCCGAGTATGATACACAGTCGAACGCCCGCCTCGGGGGTTCCGCATCGGTGGCTCCGGCCATCGGCCGCGGGTCCGGCCCCCGACGGCGGGCATTTTTGCTTGACCCCCCCACTGCCGATGGCTTAGAAGAAGAGCACGGACCCGCGGCCGGCTGAGAGCCGCCCGCACACAGACGAGCGCGACGCACGACCCCAGGCGCTACCCATGCGCTCGCCAGGGTGCGCGGCCCCCACCCGCCGCACAGTGGCCGGGCTCACGCCCGGAAGGAGGGGGGGGATCGTGCCCCGTTACCCATGGGACCTCATCGTCCTCGACGTCTCAGACCCGCCGCTGGAGCCTGAACCGCCACCCAGGCGGCAATGTCCACCATCCGACGTGCCCCCCGGGGCTGACCGTGTACCGCTTTTCGCACCCCGCGGAGTGCGAGCGATAGCCGAAAAAGCGCTCAAGAGCGGGACAGACCTGGAATCCGCCATAGGAAAAGCGATGCGCACCGCGCAGCCCGCGTTGCAGGACACTGACGGCCAGAGCGACACAGAGCCCCCCTGGCATGATGCTCGCTTGGGGGGCCTCCCCATGTTGCCGGCCCTGCTCACCTACGCCAGAGCTGCCGAGGAACTGGGGTACGCGTCGCCCCGCTCCGTTGCCCGCCTCGTGCGCGAAGGGCGCCTCGAGGTAGTGGGCCACGGGCGAGGCCGTCGCATCCCGCGCGAGTCGTTCCTCGCCTACCTGGCCGAGCTCCGCGCCGGCGACAAGTGATCGCGTGGGGCGTCTCGCTCCTCTTGCGGGGAGCGGGGGCACAGGGAGGCGGCACAGGATGGACGGGGCCCTCGCTCCCCACCTTGGGGTGACGCTCTCGGCGCGTTGGCTGCTCCCCGGTCGAGCCCGGGTGAGCCTCGAACGCGTAGGCGCCGAGGGCGTCGAGGTCCTGGTGCTCGGCGAGGTCGAGGCGGTCGACGGCGTCGCGTGGCGCGTCGTGGGCCACGAGGGACGGTACGAGCGCTTTCGCGAAGCTCTGCGAGCGCTCCTCCTCGAACGCGCGGCGCTGATTGTCGAGGGGCTTTCGTAGCAACCGAGGCAGGGGCCCTCGCGGCCCCGGAGGGGGAGAGGATGACCGAAGCGAAGTCCAAGCCGATGACCGTCATCGGTCTGACCGTGTCCAACGTCAAGGCGATCAAGGCCGTGGAGCTCCGGCCGGACGGCTCGCCGGTCATCACGATCGGCGGGCAGAACGGGCAGGGGAAAAGCTCCCTCCTCGACGCGATCGCCATGGCGCTCGGGGGCCGTCGGCTTCAGCCCCCGCGGCCGATCCGGGACGGCGCGAGCCGGGCCGAGGTGGTTCTGGACCTGGGTGACCTCGAGGTGCGGCGCACCTTCACGGCCTCGGGCGGCGGGACGCTCCAAGTCGTCGCCAAGGACGGCAGCAAGCTCCGCACCCCCCAGGCCCTCCTCGATCGCCTCACCGGCGAGCTGACCTTCGACCCCCTCGCCTTCGCCCGGGCCCGGCCCGCCGAGCAGGTCGAGACGCTTCAGCGGCTCACCGGGGTTGATGTCGGGATTTTCGACCGGAAGCGCGCCGAGCTCTACGAGGAGCGCACGGCCGTCAATCGGGAGGCGAAGCGGCTCCGGGCGCGGGCCGGGGAGATGACGGTCTCGAGGGACGCCCCCGCCGAGCCCGTCGACGTCCGGGCGGTGCTCGAGGAGCTCGCCCGCCGGCGGGAGATGCTCGGCCAGAACCAGGCCCACCGGCAATCCCTCCTCCGGGTGGAGGCCGAGCTTGAGGCTTTCGAGCAGCGGATCGAGGGGGCGGCCCGGGCGCTCGAGGAGGTGCGGAAGCTCGGCGCGGCGAAGGCCGAGGAGCTGATGGCGCTCAAGAAAGTCGAGCTCGTCGACCCGGAGCTGGAGGAGCTCGAGGAGCAGGTGGCGCGGGCGAGCGAGCTCAACCGGGCCGTCGAGCAGAACCGGCAGGCAAGCCGGGCACTCGAGGAGGCCGAGACGGCCGAGCGGGAGGCCCTCGCCATGACGCAGGCGATCGACGACTGCGACCGGGCGAAGGCCGCGGCCATCGCGGCGGCCAAGCTCCCGGTCAAGGGGCTGTCCTTCGGCGCCGAGGGGGTGACCTTCCGCGGCGTGCCCTTCGAGCAGTGTTCCTCGGCCGAGCAGCTCAAGGTCAGCGTGGCCCTGGGGCTCGCGCTCAACCCAGAGATTCGGATCCTGCTGATCCGCGACGGGAGCCTCCTCGACGAGCAGAGCATGGCGACGATCGCGAAGCTGGCCGAGCGGGCGAGGGCCCAGGTCTGGGTCGAGCGCGTGGGGGCGGGCGAGGAGGTGGCCATCGTCATCTCGCACGGCGTGGTCGCCGAGGACCGCACGAAGAAGACCGAGGTGGCGTGATGGTCCAGCACATCATCGGCAGGTCCCGGCGCGACATCCAGGTCCCCGACGAGCCGTCGCCGCCACGCTGCCCCGACGGATGTGACCGGCCGATGCGGCGCGACTCCGTCGGTCGCGGACTCTGGCGCTGCCCGGAGTGCGGCGTGACGTTGCACCCGAGCACGATCGAGCGGATGGGCGCCATGGCCTCGGCCGAGAGAGCGCTCGAGGACGCCGAGGAGTACCTGTCGATCATCTTCGGGGCGATCGGCGAGGGCACCGATGTGCCAATCGCCCAGGTCGAGGGGGCCGCCACCCACCTCGGCCGGATGCTGAGCAAGGTCCAGGGCCACCTCGAGACGGTCTCCGCGTGCCTCGCCGACGAAGGCGTGAGGGTGGAGTGATGGCCGCCGCAGAGGACCTCGTCGAGCGGTGGCTGCTCGACAGAAGAAAGGGCCTCGGCTCCTCCGATGCCGCGGGCGTCTGTGGCGTGAGCAAGTGGGCCTCGCCCCTGTCCATCTACGCCGAGAAGACCGACACGGGCGCGCTCCCCGAGCGCGACGAGTCGTGGCTGGAGTGGGGGCACCGGCTCGAGCCCGTCATCGCCGACTGGTACGCGGACCTCTCGGGCCGCATCGTCGATCTCTGGGAGCCCTACACGCTGGTCATCCACCCCGAGCGGCGCTGGATGCGCTGCACGCCGGACGCGACGCAGCAGGACGACGAGCGCGGCGAGGGGCTCGTTGAGCTCAAGGCGCCGCTCTCCTGGACCGCCGAGGAGTGGGAGGACGGCCCGCCCCTCGCCTACCAGGTCCAGCTCCAGCACCAGCTCGAGGTCACGGGCTACGCCTGGGGGACGATCGTCTGCCTACTCCCCGGCGAGCGGCCCCGGTGGTGGGACTTCGGGCGCCACGAGCCGCTCATCGCGGCGATGGTGCGGGCTGAGGAGCAGCTCTGGCGCTGCATCGAGACCAGGACCCGTCCGCCCGCCGACGGAGCGCAGGCGACCGCCGACGCGCTCCAGCGCATGCACCGCAAGGACGACGGAACGACGGTAGAGCTGCCGGCGCGAGTCGAGGAGTGGCACCTGCGGCTTGAGGAAGTGAAGGCCGACCAGAAGGCCGACCGAGACGAGAGGAAGGAACTCGAGAACCTGATCACGTCCTACATGGGCGACGCGACCTACGGGGTGATGCCCGGGGTGGCGGGGAGGTACCGATGGCGAGCAGCGAAGAACAGCAGCAAGCGAACCCTGACGTTTCTCAAGCGATAGAGCCGGCGAAGGCGAAGGGGACCCTCGCCTGGATGGAGGAGACCGAGCTGAACGGCTCGGGCGTCGAGCTGCGGAGCCTCGACGACCTCTTCCGCTTCAGCCGGATGGTCATCGCGGCCGACATGGCGCCGAGGGGGATCACCCGCCCCGAGCAGGTGGCCCTCGTGGTCCAGGCCGGGCTCGAGGTCGGCATCTCGCCGATGCTCGCGCTGCGGTGGTCCATGGTCGTCAACAACCGTCCGTGCTGGTGGGGGGACCTCCCGCTCGCCCTGGCGCGGCGGAGCCCGCTCTGGGACGAGGCGGCGTTCGACGAGCACTTCGAGGGCGAGAAGGGCCCCGACGGGCGTCTCCCCGACGACTACGCCGCGGTCTGCACCGTGCACCGGAAGGGCGGCGAGAAGAAGTCGTTCCGGTTCGACGTGCTCCAGGCGAAGGCTGCCAACCTCTGGACGAAGAAGGGCCCGTGGCAGGAGTACCCCGACCGGATGCTGATGTTCCGGGCCCGCTCGTTCCTGCTCCGCGATCAGTTCGGCGACGCGCTGGGCGGCATGGCCATCGCCGAGGAGTACATCGGCGCGCCGCCCGACGTCGTGGCCGACGCCGAGCACGAGATGGTGCCGAAGGGCCTGGACGACCTCGCCGCGAAGCTCGAGGACCAAAAGGGATGGAAGGCGGCCATGGACCGAGCCGCGGAGGCTGCCGACCCGCCCGAGGTGGTCGAGAAGGAGCGCGTCGCGTGGGGCCGGCAGCAGGGGCTCATCAAGGACGAGAAGCCCGCGACCCCCGTCACCGACGCGGTTCTGGCCGGCGACTACGAGAAGGCGAAGGCGGCGGCCCGCACCGCCGACGGCGACCCCTTCGACCCGGAGACGGGCGAGGTCCTCGAGGACAAGGCGCCGATGCGCGAGCCCGGCGACGACGAGTTCGAGGACGACCTGCTGGGGTGAGCGATGATCACACACTTCAAGCGCGAATGGGTGACGCTTCCCAGCATAGCCCGCTGGGGCCGGGTGGGAATGGAGCCGGTTGAGGTTCCGACCCCGGAGGGCGACGGCTGGCGACTCCACAGCGTCGTCGTGGCTGCAGGCGACGCAGACCACTGCGACGTCCTCTACTACACCTGGGAGCGCCAGCTCGTGAAGGAGGACGACGGCGCCTGGGTAGGAGCTGAGCCCCCGGGCTCCTCGTGGTGAGTGGTTGACGCCCCGGGCCCGGCTGCTCGCGGCGGTCGCGAGGTTCCAGACCGAGGTGGCGGCCGCAAGGGCCGCCGCCGAGGAGCACGGCGACCGCTGGACTGCGTGGACGGCGATGCTGCTCGAGCAGTCGGTCGCCTCGGTGGCTGTGGACGCGGAGGCCGAGAGGCTCCGCAGGGAAGGACGGTGAACAGTGGGGAAGAGCATCGAGGCGACCATCGCCGACAGGATCGACGACGGCATGAACTCGTGGCGGGCCTACCTCCGGCTGGCGAAGGCCAGCGAGTTCCCGGAGGTCCGGGAGCTGGCGGTGGAGGCCGATACGAAGCTCACGCGGGCCGCCGAGTACCGCCAGGAGGTGAAGAAGCTCGAGGACAAGCTCCTTGCGGACAGCCGGAAGCTCGGCACCGAGCAGGACCCGCGCCAGGACGAGATGGACCTCGGGAAGGGTGGCGACGGCGACGGAGGGGTCCCGGTCGAGTGAGGCGTTCCCGGCGGGGCGCCCCCTCCCTCGCCGGTTCGTCAGTCGGTCGCCCCCCTCGGGGGAGGTCCTCCCGCTCCCGGGGGGAGGCGGCCGGCGCCAGGGGAGGTGGACGGTGGAAGCGGAGCCCTACACGAGGGTGTCACGGCGGCAGTCGATGAGGCTGATGGAGTGTGGGGTGGTGGCTCTTCGGCTGGACCACCTCATCCGAACGCTGGAGTGGGTCTGGACGCCCGAGGGGTGGCAGGGGAGCCTGCGGCAGCTCTGGGACGCCTACGTCGCCGTGACCGACACGAGCCCGCGGCGAGACCAGCTCGCGCGGGAGCTGCAGAACCTCCGCGGAGCCGGCGTCATCCGGTACGAGAAGCGCAGGAATGGGCTGACCATCTGGCTCCTCGAGCCCGAGAACGGCGATCGAGAGAGAGGCCGTCCAGCAGGTCCAGCTCCCGAAGACGTTAAAAAAACGTTGCGCGCGTCAGCTGCAGCTAGCTCTGGATACTCTGGATCCTCTGGAGAGTGGCCGCTGGCGACGTCCACTTGCGGACGCTCAGGACGTCCACCTGCGGACGCTCCTGACGACCACCGGACGTCTGAGACGTCCACTAATCCGGCCGAAGTGGACGCACAGAGCGGCCACCGAGAGACGGATGCCGAGAGGCGGGCCCGCTGGCGCGAGGAGGAGCTGCGGCGGACCGAGGAGATGGTCCGCGAGAGCAACGAGAAGCTCGAACGCGTGCGAGCCGAGAGGGCGGCGGCGAAGGCCGCGAAGGAGGCCGAGTGAACGGCCCCCTGCCGCACTCCAGGCTCTCGGAGCGCCAGGTCCTCGGATACGCGCTCGGGGAGCTGTCCTGGGTCTCCTACCTGGTGCTGCACCTCCAGGAGGCCGACTTCTACCTCGAGGAGAACCGGAAGCTGTTCAGGGCTCTCCGGGGCCTCGAGGGGGCCCAGGGCTGCGACGTCGTGGCCGTCGTCGAGCGGCTGAAGGCTGACGGGACCCACGACGAGCTGGGCGGGGCGCCCGGGCTGGCCAAGCTGGCCGACGACATGCCGGCTTGCGAGGCCGACGCCCAGCGAGCCGTCGAGCGGGTCAAGGCGCTGCGGCGCGTGCGGCGGGTCATCGCGGCGGCGCGGGAGATAGAGGGCGACGCCCCCCGGCGGGCCGCCGACACCGAGGAGTTCCTGGCCTGGGCCGAGGGGCTCCTGTACGAGGCCCTTCACGACGCGGAGTCCACGCCGGCCCTGACGCCCCTGCACATCGAGCTGCGGTCGGCGCTCTCTGAGCTCGAGGCGGCCATCGAGCGCGGCGAGGGGCTCACGGGGGTCCCCACCGACTTCGAGGCCCTCGATCGGCTCACCGGCGGCTGGCAGCCGGCGTCGCTGACGATCCTCGCCGCCAGGCCCCGGATGGGCAAGAGCGCCCTCGCGGGGGCGTTCGCGTGGAGGGCGGGCAGGGCCGGCTACGAGGTCCTCTTCGCGTCCCTGGAGATGAGCCGGGCCGAGCTGGTCCGCCGGATGCTCGCGGCGAAGGCGAAGGTTGATACCCGCGCCATCCAGACGGCGACGATCGACCTCCAGGAGATGGAGCGGCTCTACGCCGCGGCCACGCGGCTCTCCGAGGCCAGGGTGTGGCTCTGCGAGGAGCCCCGGATGACGCTCGAGCAGCTCGCGTCGCTGTGCCGGCTCCACCGGGCCCGGAAGGGCCTCGGCCTGGTGCTCGTCGACTACCTCCAGCTCCTCCGGACGGCGCGGAAGCACGCGACGAGGGAGCGGGAGGTGGCGGACATCAGTGCGGGGCTGAAGGCGCTCGCCAAGGAGCTGGGCGTCCCCGTCATCGCGCTCTCCCAGCTCAACCGCGGGCTCGAGGCCCGCCAGGACAAGCGGCCGATGCTCTCCGACCTCCGCGACAGCGGGGCCATCGAGCAGGACGCCGACACGGTGATCTTCCTCCACCGGGAGGAGGTCTACCACCCCGACACGCGGGACCGCGGCGTCGCCGAGGTCCACGTCGCGAAGCAGAGGAACGGGCCCACCGGGCAGGCTCGCCTGGCCTGGGTGGCGGAGTACACGAGGTTCGAGGATGTGCGAGAGCGAGAGCAGAAGGACCTCCCCCTCGGATGATGTGCAGGAGCGGGCCGAGGCGACCATGGACGTCCTGGACGACCTGCGCCGGCTCACCGAGACGGGGCGCTACGCGGGCCCGGACGACGACGTGGCCCTCGCCTTCTCCCAGGCCCGCCTCTGGGTCTGGAGGGCGGTCGTGCGGTTCCGGAAGCAGGAGGACAAGGAGGCGGTCGATGGGCGACCCGAGCCATGAGGGCTTCTGCCCGCTCTGCAAGGCGATCGTGCGGGTGAACGACGAGGGGCTGCCCGGACAACTCGAGTGCCCGAAGTGTCGCTCCACGACGATGGGCCTTCGCGAGGCGCTCATCGAGGCGCTCGCGCTCGACCGGGCGCTTCGGCTCCAGCTCCAGCACGAGGAGTCGTTCAGCCGGGTGGTGAGCCACGGCGCGGCCGGCGCGGTTCGGGAGCGGGTCGAGCTGCGGCTGCAGTGCCAGGACCTCTCGCGGCTCGTCGACGAGGCGAGGAAGGAAGCGCGCGACGCCTGGGCCCAGCTCGAGGAGCTGCGGGAGCGGTACGACCTCGCGCTGCGGCTCCTGCGAGAGGAGCGGATCGGCGCGGGCCGCCTCCGCTGGAAGCTGCTGGGTCAGGAGACGCACTTCGCATCCGTCACCCTGGAGACCTGTCAGCGTTTGCGCCGGGAGCGCGACGAGGCGCGGGCGGAGCAATGGCCATCGGCGGCCGAGTCGAAAGCGATGGCGCGGGCGGCGGTAGCGGAGCGCGACATGGCCGCCCTCCGCGCCGAGGTCGCGCGGCGGGGCGAGCTGTTGCATCACATCGTCAGCAACGCCTCGCCGCTGCAAATAGCAAACGGTGGCCTCGTATCTCTGTCACGCGACTGGTTCCGGAGAGCCCGCGCCGCCCTCGCCGAGGAGGACGACCGTGCGCGCTGAAGAGGTTGCTGCCCTCGTCGCTAGGTTGCGGGACGAGGAGCGATACGTGGACGCCTGCGACGAGGCCGCCGACGCCCTCGAGCGGCTGACCCGGGAGCGGGACGAGGCGCAATCAGCGTGCGCCGACATGGCGACGCAGGGACATCACGACGCGGCCGAGATCACCCGCCTGACCCGTGAGCGGGACGAGGCGCGGAAGCACGAGGCCGAAGAGATCCAGAACGCATTCGACGCGGAACAGTACGCTGACGGCAAGAACCAGGAACTGTGGGCCCTCCGCGCCGAGGTCGAGACGTGGAAGCGTCGAGCCGGCGAGCTGCGCACCCTCGCCAATACACCGTCGGAGATTCGCGCCGAGGCCGAGGTCGAGCGGTTGACCCGCGACGACCCGTGGTGCCAGCCCGACGGGATGCAATGCCGCGCACGCGCCGAGGTCGAGCGGCGCGGCGAACTGCTGAATCGGTGGACGCTGACACGCCTAGACGGCGGAAGCGCACACGTAAAGCTGCACACCGAAACGCTTTCCGCCCTCGCCGAGGAGGACGAGTGACCCGCGCGCTGCTCGTCGGCACGCCGCTCGCCGCGGCTGCGATCCTGCTCGCGGTCTACCTGCCGGAGTGCGAGGCGTGGGGCGAGGAGGCGGACGCCCCTACGGCTGCCGTGATCCAGACTCTCTCGCCGCGGGTGAGCGACGAGCGGGCCGACCGTCTCGCCGTCTGGTTCGATGAGTCGGCGGACCGGT